TGATAAGCACTAACACAAGATTAGGATACTTACTATCTAAAGAATTTGATGATATGACTCCTGAAGAACAGGAGGAATATAAACAACATAAAGGTTGGGTAATAATGAACTATCTAGGGGTACAACCTGTATCCGAGGATAGTTTAAGATTAAGAACACAAGCCTGGCTTGAAGAAACTAGAACAACTAGTATTTGGGATAGGAGATAATAATAATGCCAAAAAAGAAAAACGAAACAGATATTGACAGCAAAGTTGATGAACTTGAGGCTGCCAAAGAAAAATACATGAGCGAAAATACTGTTATCAGTATTGGTGGATATAGTTTCACACCAGCAAAATTGATGATAGCAGCCGGTATCGTGTCAACAGTGCTTGGTGGACTATATGGAGCATTTGAATTCTATAAAGACTACATGGATATGAAAACACAGATACAAGAATATGTTGCTCCTGACTTGAGTGGTATACAAGAGCGTATGACTAAACTTGAGCAGAAGATTGATAATGCTGTTGTATTAGTTGATGAAAGTAATGAAATTATGCGTGATGTCCGTACTGATTTGAAAGGTGACATTGATAGTTTACAAGCAGACTTGGATGCTGCTGAAAGACGTAATCGTGAACTTGACAAAGAAGTTCGCTCATTCGTAGGTGTCACCGACCGTGATATGAGTGGTCGATTACGTAATATTGAGCGTGAGACAGATCAGAAACTAAAAGAACTTGAAAAGAAAGTAGACGAAAAGATACAGAAAGCATGGGAAAATCCACTAGCAAAATAATGGAGATTTTGGTACTTCCGTACCAACCTGTTAGATATGTGGTGACTAATACTAAGAAAATCATATTAGTCACCCATGATTACAAATATGCTAATAAAATAGAAAATGTTATAAGGCAACTTAAGGATTCAGGTAATTATTACCTTAAACTCAGATAAATATAAGATATAGGGAGAATTTAAATGAAATTCTATGAACATGAAAATATGCGTTATGAAATATCATCAGAATTAGGTGATGATTTTTTGTTTTTTGATGGATGGGCTAGAAACACTTTGACTGAGGCTGAATATGAAGCCCAACGTGCAGACGCAGATCCTCTTTCAGATGAAAATATTGCTCTTTTTGAAAGATGGAAAATAGACCAAAAAATTACTGAGTTTAAAGTCTATAAAGATGGTGTTTTAGAGAATGGCTAATGCTTTGTAAAGAAATACTTACTGAACGAAAAAAAAAGCGTAGAAAAAATAAAAAGTCTGTTAGGTACGGTGGATATTGGTACCCGGGATTTGCCTATGCTTCCAACGATACCGGAGGCGAGGGCGGCGGTGATGGCGGGGGCGGTGAAAGTATATACGAAGATTTAGATGTCGGTGATCAAGTTGAAAAGTTTAAAGATTGGGCTGTAAAAATTCTTAAAATTGAAAAGCCAATCAAGATTGATTTAAGTGATGATACTGAAGAAGCACAGGGTAATCATCATACCGGTGGGCATATCATCGGGGACGACACAATTTGGGTTTATGCAAAAAATCGTAACCTTGTAGATATATTACGTACAGTATTTCATGAATTAGTTCATGTACGTCAGGGTGAATTAGGCATGGTAGATAAAGACGATAGTTATCCTGGTAGCCCTATCGAGGCACAAGCAGATATGCTGGCTGGAAAGTTTATTAAAATTTACGGCAAGAAGCACCGAAATATCTTTCAATAATTCCAATCTAGTTATATAATATGGATATGATTCAATTGTTACATAAATTGCCACGGAAACTCACTATCGCATTGAGCGGTGGTGTAGATAGCGTTGCTATTACCGATTTCTTGAGCAACAACCATGAGATTGACGCAGCCTTTTTCCATCATGGTACAGATGCTAGTGATGATGCTTATGACTTTGTGTTCTATTTTTGTAAAGAACGAGGCATCAATTTGTCGGTTGGTTATATCCGTAACGAAAAACCCAAAGAACATAGTTGGGAAGAACATTGGCGCAATGAGCGTTATCGTTTCCTAGAACAGTTTGAATATGTTGTCACAGGTCATCACTTGAACGATTGCATTGAGACATACATCTGGAGGACTATGCACGGTACTCCGAAGGTAATCCCTGACACACGCAAGAATGTACATAGACCATTCTTGCTAAACAATAAACAAACTTTTATTGATTGGTGTAAAAGAAAAAATATTGAATGGCGTGATGATGCAAGCAATGATAATACCGAATACATGCGTAACTATATTCGCAAGAATGTAGTAGAACATGCCTATCACATCAATCCTGGCATTGAGAAAGTCATTAAAAAGTTGGTATTAGATGCTTGTCAGCCTAGACAAGAATAAGTGGCTATATGATTGGATGCAGGAAAAGTGGCAAGCTGAACTGTATGATATTATCACGGCTAATGGAAGGGAAGTACCGAGACCAAATGATATTAGAGCGAGATTGAACAATTTATTAATTTCTAAAGGTTATACTACTAAACTTACTAGCAAGCATGATATATTAATTTCTATGGATGATCGTGAATATATTTTTCTCAAACTAAAATATGAATAGATCGGACACAAACTATTTGACTTTTTTACAACAACCTGTACAATAACTACTCACATAGGAGATTTTATGTCATCACGTACTTTTAATAACGAAGCAAAACTCAAGTTGACCCAATTGATAAATGAGGGTCTTGCTGTGACCCATGAGATTGAAACTCTTCAAGAAGGCCTCAGTGATACTATTAAGGCGATCGGTGAAGAACTTGAAATTAAACCAAGTGTTCTCAAGAAGGCAATCAAGGTCGCACACAAGTCACGCTTGGGCGAAACTAACAAAGAAAACGAAGAACTCAATACTATCTTGGAAACTGTTGGTAAAACTCTATAATGTCTAGATTGATAGCATTTGGGTGTTCAGTTACATATGGGCATGGACTTCCTGATTGTTATACACCTCCTACAGGTTTTAGGAATAAGCCAAGCGAGTTCGCTTGGCCTTCCTTATTAGGAAAAAATTTAAGTAGAGAAGTAGTAAATTTAGGCAGCCCGGGTAGCGGCAATCTAGAAATTCTATATAAACTTTTACAATATAATTTTCAAAAAGATGACTTTTGTGTTGTTCATTGGAGTTTTTATGATAGAATAGATTTAGTAAGACTAAATCCTGATAAAATTTATAGAATAAATGTAGAAGATATTGACAAAGAATTTTTATCTGAGAAAGGCTATATTACACATACTAATATAAGAAATTATATGGTAATACATCATGCTGCATTATATCTGACGAAGATAAATGTGCCATATTATTTTATAGACATGAACCACACTGATAATATACCTTCTTTCTTAAAAGTCAAGTATTATGATACTCATAATATATATCAATTCTTTACTATTGACCGGGCGTTGGATAATTCTCACCCGGGAATAGAAAGTCATAAAAAATTTACAAGTTATTTGTACAACAAGATTATGTTGCTGAGGTTGACAAAAGACCCCACATGAGTTATATTGACGCAATACATGACAGAGACAAAGATAGAATATTTGTTGTAGAGCGCCAACCTGACGGCAAGCGCACATTCAACGAATTTCCTGCCAACTATACTTTTTATTATACTGACCCTAAGGGTAAGTATCGTAGTATATATAACGAACCACTTACACGTTTCAGCACACGTAAGCGCAGCGAATTTGAAAAAGAAAAACGAATCCACAGCAATAAGAAACTGTATGAATCTGATATCAATCCGATATTCAGATGCCTTAGTGAAAACTACTTAGGCAGTGAGCCTCCAAAACTCCATACAGTATTCTTTGACATTGAGGTAGATTTTGATCCGGAAAAGGGTTTTAGCCCCACTAACGATCCCTTTAATCCGGTGACTGCTATCTCAATGTACTTGGATTGGCAAGATACACTTGTCACTCTTGCTATTCCTCCCAAACATATGAGTGATGAGTCTGCCCAAGACTTTACTAAAGATATGAGCAACACAATCTTGTTTCGCAGTGAGATTGAGATGTTTGAAACATTCTTTGAATTGATCAAAGACGCAGATATTCTCACTGGCTGGAACTCTGAAGGATACGATATACCCTATATGGTCAATCGTGTCACAAGGGTGATGAGCAAAGACGATACACGTAAATTCTGTTTGCTTGGTCAGACACCTAAGCCAAGAGAGTATGAACGTTATGGCAAAAGTGAGACGACATATGATCTTGTTGGTCGCGTACACATGGACTATCTACAGTTGTATAAGAAGTACAACTACGAATCAAGGCATAGTTATAGCCTTGATGCTATCGGTGAGATGGAAATCGGCGAACGCAAGACACAGTATGAAGGTACACTTGACCAATTATATAACAAAGACTTCAAAACATTTATTGAGTACAATCGTCAAGATACGATGTTGCTGGTGAAGATACACGACAAACTAAAGTTCCTTGATCTCGCTAACGCACTAGCGCATGAGAATACTGTATTACTCCCAACTGTCATGGGTTCAGTAGCCATGATTGAAATGGCTGTGATGAACGAAGCACATGAGCGTGGCATGATGGTTCCTGATAAAAAGAAAAATATCAGCGACGGTGAGATGGCAGCAGCAGGCGCATATGTCGCTGTACCAAAGAAAGGTATTCATGAATGGGTAGGCGCAGTTGACATCAACAGTCTGTATCCCAGTGCCATACGCACATTGAACATGGCTCCCGAGACAATCGTAGCACAGGTTCGTCAGACATTGACTGAACAACATCTGAAAGACAAAGCACGTAAACTTGCCAGCGAGAAGGCACGCTACGACGAAGATGACGAAGTTGAGATGAGTTCATTGTTATGGGAAGGAATGTTTGGCACACTTGAATACGAAGCCATCATGAATCAAGAGCGTGGCACTATGCTTACAGTTGATTTTGAGAGTGGCGAGAGCATTGAGATGAGTGCTGCTGAAGTCTGGAAACTGATCTATGACAGCAACAAGCCATATATCTTATCTGCTAATGGTACTATCTTTAGAAGCGATAGTGAAGGTGTGATTCCTGGTCTATTGACGCGCTGGTATAGTGATCGTAAAGCCATGCAGAAGAAACTCAAAGAAAGTACTACTAAGGAAGATATTGAGTATTGGGATAAACGTCAGTTAGTTCGCAAGATTTTGTTGAACTCAGCATATGGCGCATTGTTGAACGAACACTGCCGTTTTTATGATAAACGTATCGGTCAGAGCGTCACACTATCTGGTCGCCAGATCGTCAAGCATATGAGCGCACAGATCAATGAAATCATCACTGGCAAATATGACTTCTATGGCGATGCTATCGTATATGGTGACACAGATAGTTGTTACTTCAGTGCTTGGCCCATTCTGAATTCGCAAATACAGAATGGGGATATGGAGTGGAGTAAGGAACTTTGTGTTCAACTTTATGACAATATAGCAGAGCAGGCAAACGATACGTTCCCAAGTTTCTGTGAACGTGCGTTTCATGTCCCGCGCAAGATGTGCGTGATCAAAGCAGGTCGCGAATTGATCGGTGATCGCACATTGTTCATCACAAAGAAGCGTTATGCTGTAAATATCTTTGACAAAGAAGGCAAACGTCTTGATGTCAATGGCAAACTAGGTAAGATCAAGGCTATGGGTCTTGACTTGAAACGTGCTGACACTCCACGCTATGTACAGGACTTTTTGTTTGAAGTTCTTGAAATGGTACTACATGGTAAGACTAGAGAAGATGTTATTGAACGTATCAAAGAGTTCAAGATTGAACTTAGTAAGCAAGATAGTTGGACTAAAGGTAGTCCAAAGAGTGTAAACAAGTTGACTATGTACGGCGACTTAGAGGCAAACAGCAAGACAGGCAAGGCAAACATGCCCGGTCATGTTCGTGCAGCATTGAATTGGAACTATCTACGTAGGGTCAATAGTGACAACTATAGCATGAAGATCGTAGATGGTATGAAAGTCATTGTTTGTAAACTACGACCTAATGCACTAAACTTTACAAGCGTAGCATATCCTGTTGATGAATTGCGATTGCCAAAATGGTTCACAGAACTCCCATTTGATGACAGTGCTATGGAAGCAACATTGGTAGACAAAAAGATTGACAACCTTCTTGGTGTATTGGGCTGGGATTTAAAATCAAATACAGATACAAACAGCACGTTTGACGAATTGTTTAGTTTTGGTTAAGTATGAAAAGGATATCGCAGCATAGATTAGGGTCATCAGATGACATAATAATTTACCATCCTAATAGTAAATTTTATTTTATTCCTATTCCTAAAAATGCCTCGACGACAATCTATCAAAGTTTTTCTCAGATTGGGTGGGATTATTATAAACTTTATTATCATGATCAAATGAAAGATAAAATTCCAATAATAATATACAGAGATCCAATAGACCGTTGGTTTTCAGGATTTGCCCAAGATTACAATCCTGAACATTTTCCTGAAGGAATACAGCATAAAAATATAAGTAAAGAATTTTTTAAAAAGGGTTTTTTTGGATTACACACGCTACCTCAATCTTGGTATATTAAAAAATATAAAATTTACCACGGCGTGTTTATAAAATTTACAAAATCCTTTTTTGATGCGGTACATATTTTAAAAGATAATATTGATGGTGCAGATAAAATAGTTACTAGAACTAGTCACGGTAGTGTTAAGGTAGACGGAGTGGAAGATATAATCAAAAGTCATTATTATTCTAATCCAATAAATCAAGAAAATCTAAAATCATATCTAAGAGAAGATTTAGAATTTTACAGTACAATAAATTTTATTGATCCAGCAAAAACTCTACAAAACTATAGATTATGGGACAGTTATAAAAGGATAGAAAGTATTTGACAATTGCAAAAAATTCCGCTATTATACACTATAGGCTTTCCTAAATATTACAAGAGGCAAACATGAAAGACAATTTACAAGACTTAATTCAATATACACATGGACTAGGCGTCATTGAACTTATCAAGGTCAATGGCACTGACAAGCAGACTGTTATCTCGGCTATCGCTGAAGATAAAAGTGTTGTCGTTGAAGGTACCTTCAAGAATCCATCAGCAAACTTTATCGGCACATTTGGCATGCCCAATCTAGGCAAACTCAAGACTATTCTTGGGTTTGATGATTACGATGAACATGCTAAGATTAATGTAACAAAAAACAAAGATGATGTGCCTACTGCTATTCACTTTGAAACTAAGGCTGGCGATTTCGTCAACGATTATAGGTTGATGGCTAAGGCTGTCGTTGAAGAAAAGGTCAAGAACGTGACATTTAAGGGCGCAAAATGGGATGTTGAGTTTGAACCTACTGTCGCTGGTATCATGCGATTGAAGAAGCAGGCTAGCGCAAACAGCGAAGAAAACAACTTCACTACTAAGACTGACAAGGGCGACCTAAAAGTATATTTCGGTGATCCTTCTACACACAGTGGTAACTTTGTATTTCACAGCGATATAACTGGTACACTCAGTCGCGCATGGCAGTGGCCAGTCAAGGTGTTTCTTGCGATCATGGATCTACCAGGTGAAAAGACTGTTCGCATCAGCGATCAAGGTGCAGCAGAAATCACTGTTGATAGCGGATTAGCGACTTATCGTTATCTACTTCCCGCGCAGTCTAAGTGATAAGAATAAAGTCATATACAACACCAATTGTCTGGCAAGTAGATAATCAATATCTACTGCCAGCACAAAGTGGACAGGTACGTTGGAATGGTCATACTAAAGAATTTGAGGTCTGTGATAATAATAGCGGTAACTGGTATCGCATTAGTCCTGAAATTGAATTAAAAAATGATCCACAATTAGCAGAAGTTATAGACTGGGCTAAAAAGCGTATGGAATATGATCGTAAGTTAGAAAAACTCATGCGTGAATATCCTGCTGTAAAAGATGCTAAGGAAAAATTAGATATCATACTTAAATTAGTAGAAAATGAAAACCCAACTTAAAAAAAAATATGATTTGATATATTTTGTTGGTGATAGTTTTGTTCTTGCGACTGACCAAGATGACGATAAAGGTAAAATTATTACAGATAATAATCGTTTTTCTGCTTTAGTAGCAAATAATTATGATTTAAAAGAAGTAAATTTTGGTATGGGTGGCGCAGGTAACCATCAAATTGCTAGACAATTATTTCAGGATATGTTTAATTATAAGAGACGTAAAGTTAATCCTTTAGTAGTTGTCGTATACTCGGATCCAAATAGACTAGAATTGTATTCAAATAAACGAGCCAAATCAATTAATTTTAGCACTGACTTTTCATTTTACAAAGATTTTTTAGTTGAAAGTTTTAATATAAAACATAATCAAAATTGTACACATTTTTATATGGATTGTATAAGGTCAATTTTAAATGTTTTGAATTTTGATTATATTGAAGCGAATTCAATAACTCCTGTAGTTTTAAGTAGGTCACATTTCTCAAATCAAACTTACATGCTAAAGTACCTTAGTGAGATTGCAGGAGACCAAGGATCATTTAAAATCATAAATGAGAATAATAAAATACTTAACGGTCACCCAAATATTTTAGGACATCAGTTGATTGCACAAGAAATTATTGCTAAAATAGATGAACTTTATGGAACAAATTAATTTATCAAATCAACAAAACTCAGACTGGGCATTGTTCTTGCCCGCAGTCAGTTCATTCTTTATCAGTGGACTGGGCAAGCAGCGTGAGGGTGAGAATTATTTCCCTAGTGAACGTATACCTGCAGGCTTCAACAGTGATGTTGAATGTCTAAACTTTTTAAACAGCAAGCAAGGACTCTACACATATCAGTGGGGCTTGTATAGTGCCGGTCACGCTAATCTTGACACTACGGTAGATGATCATGCTGAGAGTATCATTCGCAAGCGTGAACAAGGTACTTTCATGCTAGGTGACAGTGGTGGATTCCAGATTCTCAAGTGTCAGTGGCCAGCAGACTGGAAGGATCCCAACTGCCCACGCGCACTAGAAAAGCGCAAGGCCGTATTAAAGTGGATGGATACATACATGGACTATGGTATGTGTCTTGATATCCCATCACAGAGTTTGACCACTTATCATATCAAGGATAAGAAAACTGGTAAGAGTGCGCATGGTATC